GCGCCAGCTTCGCCCGGGTGCTGGAGATCGAGGCGGCCGCGGCCTCCAAGGCCCGGCCCAACTACAACGACCTGCAGGAGCTCGAGAAGCGCTGGCTGGCCCACGTGGCCATCGGGCAGGAGATCGTGACTTATCTGCGGGCGGCCTACGATCACGGCAAGCCCGAGAGCATGCGGGCGCCGCGCCTGGGGGACTGAGCACCATGAGTACCGTGATCATGGCGCTTTGCTGGCCCATCAGGATGCGCCCCCCGGCCAAGGCCGTGCTCATCTCGCTGGCCGACATGGCCAACGATGAGGGCTACTGCTGGCCGTCGATCGAGCGCCTGTGCGAGCGCACCTGCTTCGGCCGCACCGCTGTGATCGAGGCCATCTCTTGGCTGGAACAGCGCTGCATCCTGCGGGCCGACCGTTCTAACGGGCGCAAGACCGTGTACTGGGTCGAGCCCGATTTGTATGTGGAAGAGGGCGCTGAGTCCGAAGGCGTCCAGCCAGCCGCACAACCCTCCAAACGGGTGCCCAACCAGTACGCCACGCGTACCGGTCCGCCACGCAAACCGGTACGCCAGGCGGACCCAACCAGTCCGCGTGGCGGACTCAACCGGTCCGCCACGCGGACACTAACCGTCAAGAACCGTCATGAATCAAATAACCCCCTAACCCCCGATACCCCCGCAGCAGCGGGGGGCGCGTGCGGGTCGATGCGTTTCCATCAAGATTCAAACCCCGGTCAGCAGGTCGCCAACGAAGGCGCCCCCGGCTTCGACGCCTTCTGGCAGGCCTACCCCAAGCGGGCCAACGAAGACGCCGCACGCCGGGAGTGGAACCGCCTGGCCCCCGACGCCGAGCTGCAGGCCTGCATGCTGGCCGCCATCCGGGCCCAGCAGGGCGGCCCGGCCTGGATGCGCGAGGGTGGCCGCTTCATCCCCATGCCGTCCAAGTGGCTGGCCGGCCGGCGCTGGCGTGACGAACCCTCACCCCAGGCCCAACTGGGCTTGCAAGACCTTTGGTGGGAAAGCAAGGACGGCGTGCGGGCCATGGGCCAACGCCTGGGCCTGCCGTACTCGATGGCCGAGCTCGGCAACGCCTACACCGACGACGAGCTGCTCGAGCACAACCGCCGCTACCGCGAACGGGTGTTTGCCGCAGCAGGCGCAGGCCCTTGGTCGCAAAGGCGCACGGCATGACCACGATCACCACCACGACCATGCCCCGAACCTACATCCTCACCCAGCTCCTGCGCCTGGGCCCGCTGACCCTGCGCGAGATCGTCACCATCACCGGCTGGCCCTCCAGCGCCGCTGGCTGGGCACTGCGCAACACCCTGGACTCCAACGCGGTCCAGGAGCTGCGCCACCGCAGCGGCGTGCGCTACGTGGCCACGGCCGGCAGGCTCGATGCTCCGGATGGTGCCCCGGCAGAGCAGGGCAGGGCTCCCACCCCCCGGGCCTGCGGGTCCTCCCGGCAGGGGGCCAACGCGGGTAATTCGCACCGCCCGCTCGCGCTGTTGCGTGAGTGCCCTAAGGGGGTTAAGTGAAGCTCATCCCCCTACTGGACCAGCCCATCTCGCAAGCCGAGTTCGCCGAGATGGTGGGCCTGAGCGAAGCCCGCGTGAGCCAGCTCATGGCCGACAACGTGATGGTGCGCGGCGACACAGCCCACGCCTGGCTCATCGCCTACTGCGAACGCCTGCGCGACATGGCGGCCGGCCGGGCGTCCTCGGAGACCGGCGGCCTCGACCTGGTGCAAGAACGCGCGGCCCTGGCCCGCGAGCAGCGCATCGCCCAGGCCTTGAAGAACGCCGTCGCCCGCGGCGAGTACGCCCCCGTGGGCCTGCTGGCCGATGTGCTCGGCATGGCCAGCAGTGCCGTGGTCGATCGCTTCGACCAGCTCGAAGGCACCCTGCAGAAGGCCTGCCCCGATCTGCCCGAAGAAGCCAAGGCCGCCGTGATGCAGGTCCTAGCCTCGGCCCGCAACGAGTGGATTCGCTCCACCGCCCGCCTGGTCACCGAGCAAGTGGACGCCATGGCTCAGGCCGACGACGACAGCGATTCCCCCACAGATACCGACACAGAAGGGCTCCCGTTTTGAACACGGCCACCGTCACCCTGCACAACGAAACCGCCCAGGCCATCGTGCGCTCGGTCCGCCTGGGCCTGGACAGCCTCCGCGCCGAAGTCCCCCAGCGCCTGAGCGAATGGGCCTCTGAGCACTTCAAGCTCGCTGGCGAAAGCTCCCACCAGAAGGGTGGCTGGGTTGGCTGGTCCTTCCAGACCGGCATCCTGGACTTCATGAGCGACGACCGCATCGAAGACCTGGCAGTGATGAAGTCCAAGCGGGTCGGGTACACCAAGATGATCACGGCCTTCGTCGCCTACAACATCGCCCACCGCAGGCGCAAGCAGGCCCTGTGGCAGCCCACCGATGACGACCGCGACTCTTACGTTAAAAGCGAGATCGACCCTGTGCTCGATGCCGTGGAGGCCGTGCGCAAGGCCCGTAAGCAGGGCAAGGCCAACGAAGACACCATCAAGTTCAAGCCCTTCCGCGACAGCGTGCTGCACCTGCTGGGGGGTAAAGCCAAGCGGGCCTACCGCCGCATTACGGTGGCCGTGGCCATCCTGGACGAGTGGAGCGCCTTCGACCAGTTGATCGAGAAGTCCGGCGACCCCGGCGGCCTGGCCAAGGGGCGCCTGGAGGGCGCGGCCTACCCCAAGTTCGTCGGCGGCTCCACCCCAGGGGTGAAGGGCCTGTGCCACGTTGAACGTGCCTGCGACAACTCAGAAGGCTATGTGCGCTTCCACATTGCGTGCCCGCATTGCGATGCCGAGCACCCCCTGATGTGGGGCGGCAAGGACCGGCCCCACGGCTTCAAATGGCAGAGAGGCCAGCCCGACACCGTGCGCCACATCTGCCCGCACTGCCGCGAGCCCATCACCCAGGCCGACTACCTGCCCGGTGGCCAGCCCATGGCCGGCACCTGGGTCTGCAGCAAGACCGCCAAGCGCTACGGCCCCGACCGCATCTGGCGCGACAGCCGGGGCCTGCCTACCCGGCCCCCCAAAACCCTGGGCGTGCAGGTCTGGGCCGCCTACAGCCCCCAGCGAAGCTGGGCCAGCATCATCAAAGAGTTTGAAGAAGCCGTCTCGGCCCTGGAGAAGGGCGACCCCGGCCCCATGCAGCTCTTCGTCAACGAAACCCTCGGTGAAACCTGGGAGGTCAAAGGCGAGCGCAGCGACGAACACGCCCTGCAGGCCCGGGCCGAAGCCTTCCCCCTGTGCCAGGTGCCCGTGGGCGGCTTGGTGCTCACCGCCGGGGTGGACGTGCAGCGCAACCGCTGGGAGATCGCCGTCTGGGCCTGGGCCCGGGGCCTGGAGTCCTGGCCCGTGGACCACCACATCATCGAGGGCAACCCGGCCAGCGAAGAGGACTGGCAGCAGGTCACCACCTACCTGCAGCGCCGCTACCCCCAGGCCTACCACGCAGGGAGCCTGGGCCTGTCGGGCATCTCCATCGACTCCAGCGACCAGACCCAGGCCGTGTACAACTGGGTGCGCAAGAACCAGCACCAGCTCCCGTGCCTCAGGGCCGTCAAGGGCCGGGGCGAAGAGGGCGTGCCCGTGCTGGGCCCGGCCAGCATCCAGGACATCAGCTGGAATGGTCAGAAATGGCCCCAGGGCGTGAAGCTGTGGAACGTGGGTGTGGACACCGCCAAAGACCTGCTGCTGGGCCAGCTCGCCATCCCCACCCCGGGCCCGGGCTATGTGCACTTCAGCCAGGACCTGCCGCGCGAATGGTTCGAGCAGCTCACGGCCGAGCAGCGCGTCCTGGCCAAGCTCAACGGGCGCGATACCTATCGCTGGGTCAAGCGCCGCCCGCGCAACGAGGTGCTGGACTGCCGCAACTACGCCCTGCACTCGGCCATGAGCATCGGGCTGCATCACCACAGCGACCGCAAGTGGCAGCAGATCGAGGCCGCGGTACAGCCGGTCAATGCGGATCTGTTCAGTGCGCCGCTGCCAGCCAAAACACCATCCCCGGCCATTCCGGTGGCCCCGGTGCCCAGCCCGGCCCGCACCGAAGAACCCCAAGACCGCGGCTACGCCCGCCGCCGAGCCTCCGCCCCCACCTTCACCCGCGCCTGGTGACCACAAAGCCCATCCCCGAAGCCACGCCCATGAAAATCAACGCCCAGATCAACTTCCCCGATCCCTCCAAGCTGGTGGGCGAGCTGGCCAAGCAAACCCGCTTTGCCCTGAAGACCGCCCTCAACACCACCGCCACCCAGGTGCGCGATGGCCTGCGCTCCGAGATCCAGCGCACCATCGACCGGCCCACGCCCTACACCCTGAACAGCCTCTTCATCCGGGCCGCCACCACCCAGAACCTGGAGGCCACGGTCTGGCTCAAGGACGAACGGGCCACCTCCAACGCCGGCACGCCGGCCACCCGCTACATGCTGCCCCACATCGTGGGCGGGCAAAGAACCCTCAAGCGCTTTGAGCGTGCCCTGCAGATTACCGGCCAGATGCCCAAGGGCTGGTACGCGGTGCCCGGCGCCGGGGCGCGGCTCGATGCCTTCGGCAACATGAGCGCGGGCCAGATCATCCAGATCCTGAGCCAGTTGCGGGTCACCCTGACGGCTGGGTTCACCCGCAACATGTCGACGGATGCCCGCAGCAAGATCGCCGCCCAGCGCCGGGCCGGTGGCCGCTTCTTTGTGGTGATGCCCGGTGCCAAGGGCCTGCGGCCCGGCGTGTACCAGCGGGAGTTCATGGGCCGCCAGGTCACCCCGGTGCTGATTTACGTGACGGCGGCCAATTACAGGAAGCGGCTGGCGTTTGAAACGGTGGGGCAGCGCATTGCGGATGCGCACCTGTTGAACAACTACCGCCAGGCGTATGCGCAGGCCTTGGCCACGGCGCGGTAATGCCCCGCGACAAGGGCCCTTGATCACGCCACGCGATAGCCGAACCCTTCACCCGCTCTGACCGATGACCCCTGAATCCAGCACCCCTCAACCCAGCACCCCCAAAGCCACCCCAGAGCCCGACCTGGTGGACCGGATCTTTGCTTACCTCGAAGCAGAACTGCCCCAGGCCCTCCGCGACGTCGATCACCTCAAGGCCAATATCCGGGCCGAGTTCGGGGGCCTCGATTGGTACATCCCCGTGAAGCCGCGGGGGGCATCCCGACAACGCCAGCAAGAGGTGCTGCGCTTGTTCAATGGCCGCAATGCCGAAGAGGTGGCTCGCCAGCTCAACATCAACCGCGCTACGGTCTACCGCGTGGTGAAGAAGGCCCGCAGGCGCTGAGGGAGTGCTCCCTCGCAAATCGTCGCGTGTTCCCCTGGAAATGCGACAGCAGTCTGGATAAGTTGGCCGGTCAACTCCCTGAACCCCGACCTCTACCTCCACCTCTATCCCCTATGGCCTACACCCAAACCGACCTGGACAACATCGACACCGCCATCGCCACCGGCGAGCTGGAAGTGGAGATCCACGGCCCCAACGGCCTGCGCAAGGTGCGCTACCGCAGCATTGGCGAGCTCAAGTCTGCCCGCGAGCACATCGCCAGCCTGCTGACCCGGGCCAGCTCGCCCCGCAACCCCGGCGCCTGGCGTGTCGGCTTCTCCACCTCGCGGGAGTGATGAATCATGGCCAACCTTCTGGATCGCCTGATCGGCGCTTTCAACCCCCAGGCCGGCCTGCGCCGCCACCAAGCCCGTGAGCTGCTGCAGCGGGCCTATGAAGGGGCCAGCACCCGCGACGGCTGGCGACCCCGCCGGGCCGGTGCCAGCGCCGACACCGACCACCGGGCGGATGCCGCCACCCTGCGCGTGCGGGCCCGCTCCCTGGTGAAGAACACCCCTTACGTCGCGCGGGGCCTGGGCTCGATGGTGGCCAACGTGATTGGCACCGGCATCAACCCGCGCAGCCTGGGCAAGGAAGCCAAGCGCATCACAGCGCTCTGGCAGGAATGGTCCAAGGTGGCCGATGCCGATGGCGTGCGCAACCTGGGCGGCCTGCAGGCGGCGGCGTACCGGGCCATGGAGCAAGACGGCGAGGTGCTGGTGCGCCTGCGAGCCCGCCGCCCCAGCGATGGCCTGCCAGTGCCCTTGCAGCTCCAGCTCTTGGAGATCGACTGGCTCGACAGTTCCAAGGTCGGCAGCCATGGTGCCAACACCATCATCAACGGCATTGAGTACGACCCGCTGGGCAAGCGGGTGGCGTATTGGCTGTTCGACCAGCACCCGGGTGAAGTCCTGGGCCCGCGCATGGCCAGGACCAGCAGCAGCCCGGTACCGGCCGAGCGCATCATCCACCTCTTCAACCCTGAGCGGCCAGGGCAGGGCCGAGGCTTCACCCGCCTGGCGCCCGTCATCAGTCGGGTGCGCGACCTGCAGCTCTATGAAGACGCCGAAGCCCAACGGAAAAACCTCGAATCTCGCCTGTCGGTGATCGCCAGCGGCGATGTGAACTCCATGGGCCCCCTGGGCCCCGAAGACCAGCGCACCCCGGACCAAAGATCGGAATCAGGCGACCTGGGCACCCTGAGCAGTGGCTCCATCATCCAGGTGCCCTCGGGCCTGAACATCACCACGGTGCAGCCCAATGCGGTGCCCGGCTATGTGGATTACGTGAAGCTGCAGTTGCACTTGATTGCGGCCGGCATGGGCATCACCTACGAAATGCTCACCGGGGATGTGCGGGAGGTGAACTTCAGCAGCGCCCGCGTGGCCATTCTGGAATACCGGCGCAATGCCGAGCAACTCCAGTGGCTCACGCTGATCCCGGGCCTGTGCGAACCGATCTGGCGGGCCTTCATTGATGCGGCGGTGCTGGCCAACATTCTGAAGACGCCGGACTATGCCTGCGACTGGGCGACCCCGAAGTGGGACTACGTGAACCCGGTGCAGGACGTGGCGGCCGAGCTCGATGCGATTGCCGGCGGGCTCTGCACCATCAGCGAGAGCCTCCGCCGACGGGGGATGGAGCCGGAGCTGTTCTTTACGGAGTACAAGGCCGACTTCGAGCGGCTGCAGCGGGATGGGACGTTGGACTTTCTGATGATGTTGCAGAAGGGGGCGACGCTTCGTGCGGCAGGAGGGCGACCGTGACCTCTGTGAATAGTCAATTTCTGGCTCGCTATCAACTGGCTTTCGATTGGTTGCGAGGTAGTAGATATGGAAATTTTCGGTTTCGCAGCAGTTCTTGTGCTTTGTGCAGTCAGCGCATCACATCTCATCAAAAGCATCATGTCAGCAATTTAGTGTGTTGAGTGCTTGTGCCTTTGGGTCGATGATGCTTTTTCTGAATTCGAATTTCCACTTTGGTGTGGTAGATTTGCGAAAATGTAGTGGCGTGATCCGGCATTTTGATTTCTATGTTGGCGATGTCGGATGCCAAGACTTATGGAAACTTTGGGAGATTGACTTGAAATTGCTTGCATTCAAGATTGAAAATTTTCGTTCTATCGTAGATTCTGGGTGGGTTCCATTTTCTCCAGATGGTGTTACTGTCCTTGTTGGGCAGAATGAAAGTGGTAAGACTTCTGTTCTTGAAGCCCTCTATTGTGGGTTCTCAAATATTCCGCCGACCGAAGATGATTTTAGGGTTGCGGCCTCGTCGCCATCTGTTCACTTTAGGGTGAAAATTTCTGTTGAGGAATTGATTAAAGAAATTGGAGCTGATGGGACTTTGATTCGAGATATCGCTGCACTTGAGCAATATTTTGAAGAGCGGAAAGGCAGTATTGAAATTAAAGTTTCTTGGATTCAGTCAATTTCTAACGGTAGGAAAGAAAAGCGTGCAATAGCGACATGTCTCGATTCTCGTTTGGAAGAGTTGCTGTCTGGGCTTGAGAGTATTAAAAATCTTACTCTCAATGATTCCTCTTTAATTAATGGAGTTGTTCTCCCTGATGTGAAAGCTGCCCAATTGGCTGAGTCGAGTCGGCCGATTGCTGAAGATGTTGCACTCGACGAGCCCCCCGAACCCCTGACGGTAAATGATATTGCACTTGGGGTGTGGAATGCTATTCCAATGGCTGTTCTATTTCATGAAAATGCCGGGCGTTTACCAAACTCAGTAGATATTGACGAAGATGGAGTTCCAATTGGGGACGGCGCTCGAGCTGCTCAAAATTATTTACTCGCTGCAGATATAAGTCTAGTAGAGGTAATGCAGGCTGGGGAGCGAGCGCGTAAAAACATATTGAATAAGGCAAATGCAAGGGTTAGCCGAAACTTTAATGAATTCTGGAGTCAGATAATTGGCCGGGATGGTGTTTTGGAGCTGAAGTGTGATTTGGAGTATTACCCGTTAAGCGCTGGAGAAAAATCGGGGAAGCCACACTTGGTATTTTGGATCTGCGATGGTGATACACAGTTATACCCTAGACAACGAAGCCAGGGGGTTCGTTGGTTTATATCTTTCTATCTGCAGCTTAAGGCTGCTGAGGCGGCCGGGGAAGGTAAGGTTTTTTTGCTAGATGAGCCGGGGGCGAATCTTCATTCTAAAGCCCAGGGTGATGTTTTAAGTTTAATAAATAAAATGGTCAAGGAGACATCGGCGGTTGTTTATACGACTCATAGTCCGCAGATGATAGAGTATCAGCGGCTTTATAGAATTCACGCTGTCCAGCGTGCAAATGATTTAGATGATAGTCCGACACAAATCATTGATGCACACAGACTGGGAGCTGCATCAAGTGATACGCTTTCGCCAGTCTTGTCCGCTATGGGTGCTGATCTCTCTCAACATGCAGTGATACAGAAAAAAAATAATGTTCTACTGGAAGAGATGAGTGGTTATTATTATTTGAAGGCGTTTTGGAGGCTTTGCGGTTCAATGAAGGTTGCTCATTTTATTGCTGCAACTGGTGTAAATAAAATCGAGGCGCTGGCAAATATGTTTACTGGTTGGGGTCTTGAATTTGTAATCGCACTTGATGATGATGGTCAGGGGCGAGAAGTTTTTAAGAAATTGAAGCGTGAGTATTATGGTGATAATGATGAACTAGCAAAAAAATATATTATTAAACTTCCTTGTGGGACTGGAATTGAGGATGTCTTCTCAGCAAAGGACTTTGCGAAATATGTACTGAATGATGAAAGTCATGAGATTTTATCTTCGAATACTGAATTTCTAAAAAAAGCCGGGCGCTCCAAGCCTGTTCTTGCCTTCAATTTTTTGCTTTCGGTTGAACGAGGTGATGTTGGTATGGAGGATTTTTTGGAATTGACTCGTGAAAATATTAGAAAGACGGTTGCGGGTGTGGAGGCGCTTTTGTCGAGTTAGGTGTGCATTGACTTGGCACTTAATTGGGATTTTGTGGTTGAAATTTTTGGATTTCTATGAATTTCGATTCCATCAAATATTTCAATGTTGATTTTCGTTTGATCGACTACCTCGTTATTTCAAAATTCTGTCGCACTTTCCCCTAGAAATGCGACAACTCGGACAGCACGATCAGTGCATGTCCGAGACCCCAACCCCTGAGATCCAGACCCGCCGCGAGGCCCTGCCACTCGCTGGCCGCCAGATGGAACTGCGCGGCTTCCAGCGCTCCCAGGCGGACAGCTCCGCCCCTGAATCCTCCCCCCTCGCCACCGCACAAATCGTCTTCACCACCGGTGCCGGCGTGAAGTGCTTCGACTGGTACCGCGACCGGGCCTATGTCGAAGAACTGGTGGTGGAAGAGGGCGCCATCCGCCTGGACCGTTTGCGCCGCGGTGCGCCACTCCTGAACACCCACAGCCAGTGGAGCCTTGAGGCCCAGCTCGGCGTGGTCGAGAACCCCCTTATTCAAAACGGCCAAGGCACCTGCAGCGCTACCTTCTCGCGCCGCGAGTCGGTGGCCGGCTACGTGCAAGACGTGGCCGACGGAATCATCCGCAATGTGTCGGTGGGCTATGTGCGCCACCGCATCGAGATGGTGGCCCCTGCCAATGAGGGCGAGCTCTGGCGTTACCGCGTGGTCGATTGGGAGCCCTACGAGGTCTCCCTGGTGCCCATCCCTGCCGACATGGACAGCCAGATCCGCTCGGGCGGAGGCACAGCCTCTGTCCCTGGCGCCGACGGCGCAGCCCCCGCTGACCAAGCCTTCCAGCTTCGCACCTTCCCCTGCGAGTTCATCGAGACCCGCGCCCGTTCCCTGCCCACGGTGGGCCTCTCCGCCGAAACCCAAACCCGAAAGGATTCCTCCATGCCTCAGAGCACTGAAGCCGCCGGCAGCACCGCCACGGCCCCCGCTTCTTCGTCGTCTTCGTCCGCAGCCCCTGAAGCTGGCACCGCTGCCCAGCGCAGCCAGGCTGATGCCTCTGCCCAAGCCGTAACCCAGGCCGTATCCCAGGCCGCCATTGCTGCAGCCTCAGCCGCCGCCGACATCACCGACCTCTGCGCCCGCCACGGTGTGGCCCACCTGGCCGCTGGTCTGATCCGCTCGGGCAACTCGGTCGAGCAGGCCCGCAGCTCGGTGCTCGATGAGCTGGCCCGGCGCGATGCCGCCAGCGGTGGCCACCGAAACACCCAAGGCGGCCAGATCCAGACGGTGCGCGATGAGATGCAAACCCGCATGGCCGGCATCGAGCAAGCCATCCTGCACCGCGTCGCTGCGCAAACCCAGCTTGACGACAACGGCCGCCAGTACCGGGGCATGAGCCTGCTGGAGCTGGGCCGCGACTTCCTGGAGGGCCACGGCGTCAGCACCCGGGGCATGGACCGTTTGACCTTGGCCACCCGCATGCTGCACTTCCGAGCCGGCGGCATGAACACCACCAGCGACTTTCCCTCGCTGTTTGCCAACGTGGCCAACAAGCGCCTGCGCAGCGCCTACGACGAGAACCCCGGCACCTATGCGCTCTGGGCCCGCCGCGCCCCCAATGCGCCCGACTTCAAGAACATCACGATCACTGCGCTGTCGGCCGCCCCCGACCTGCTGCGCACCAACGAGCACGGCGAATTCAAGTACGGCTCGATGAAGGATGGCGCCGAGTCCTACCAGGTGCTGACCTATGGCCGCATCGTGTCTTTGTCGCGCCAGGCCATCATCAACGATGACCTGCGGGCCTTTGACCGACTGGTGAGCGCCTTCGGCTTTGCCGCCCGCCGCCTCGAGAACCGCCTGGTGTACGCCCAGCTCACCGCGAACGCCGCGCTGTCTGACGGCACCACGCTCTTCCACGCGGATCACGGCAACCTGGGCACCGGTGCGGGTTCTGCTCTGCAGTTCACAGCCCTGTCAGCGGGCCGCACCGCCATGCGCCTGCAAAAGGGCCTGGCCGGTGAAGAACTGGGCATTGCGCCGAGCTACCTCATCGTGCCAGCCAGCCTGGAGCAAACCGCCTACCAGCTCACCAGCAGCAACTATGTGCCGGCCCGCCAGGCCGATGTGAACGAGTTCCGCAGCGGTGGCCGCACCTCGCTGGAGCCCATCGTCGAGCCCCTGCTGGACGGCAACAGCACCACGGCCTGGTACCTCGCGGCCAGCAATGCCCAGGTCGACACGGTGGAGTACTGCTACCTGGACGGCGCCGAAGGCCCGGTGATCGAAACCGAGGTGGGCTTCGAGAGCGACGGCGTTTCTTACAAGTGCCGCGAAGACTTCGCCGCCAAAGCCATTGAGCACCGCGGCCTCTACAAGGCAGCCGGCGGTTAAGGCACCGCCACCGCAGACCACCACCCCACCCAATCCTTCATCCCCTCAGGAGCCCCCAAATGAAAAACTTCATCCAGTCCGGTGACACCGTGCCCCTGCCGGCCCCCTATGCCGTCAACGGCGGCGACGGCCTGCAGGTCGGCGCATTGTTTGGCGTGGCCACCAGCGCAGCCGCCGCAGGTGCCGCCGTCGAGACCAACTTGATCGGCGTTTATGACCTGAACGCGCTGAGCGCCGATGTGGGCGCGGCCGGCACCAAGGCTTACTGGGACAACGCCAACCGCCGCGTGACGGTGACGGCCGCAGGCAACGCCCTGATCGGTGCGCTGCTGTCGCCCAAGGCCGCCAACGAGACCACGGCCCGCGTGCGCCTCTCCGGCATCGCGGTCTGACCTCCACAGGATCTGACCAGGTGACCCGAGCCATGCCCAAGCCCTTCGCCCTCCTGGAGGCCCGCACTGCAGCCGCTGCATTCAGCAGGTTGTCGAACTGTGCCGCCTTCATCGAGAACGTTGCGGCGGACGCCATCTTTGCCAACGGCTACGCCGCGGGCCAGGTTGGCGCCCTGGGCATGGCCTCGTCACAACCGGCACTCGCCCTGCCCACGGTTCAGGTCCCGGCCAACCCGGTGGGCCTGCGCGTGACGGTGGACGGCCAGGCCTACCTCATCGCCGATGCCCGCAACGACGGCACTGGAGAAACCCACCTGCTGCTGGAGCTGGCATGAACCAGAACCCCACCCCCGCCACCATCTTTCTTCAGGCCGTGCAAGCCATGGTGTCTACCCTGCAGGCCGCCCCTGCGGTGGCCCCCAAGGTCTACCGCACCCGGCTGCGCCCCTTGACCCAGCAAGACAGCACCGCCGTGGTGGTGCGCCTCGCCGGCTCGGACCCCGACACCTCGGTGGGGCAGGGCGCGGTCATGGTCTGGGGCACGGCCGTGTCGGTGGAGTGCTACGCCCGTGGCAACACCCTGGCCCCGGCCGATGAGGCCGTGGACGACCTGCTGGCCCGGGTCTACACCCGACTGCAGCAGGACCCAAGTCTCGGCGGTGTGGCCGGTGGCGTGAGCCCCCACAGCCTGAGCGTGGACTACGACGTGGACGGTGATCAGACCGCTTGCGCCACGGTGACCCTCTTGGTGCGCCACGCCAGCGCTCCTGCCTCGGTCCAGCCCTTCTAACCCTTCCACTTCCTCACCCTTTACCCTCAAAGGAAACCTTCATGGGACAAGCCATCTTCTGGAGCAACGTCGGGATCGACGTGCAAACCGGCCTGGGTGCCGCCATCACCCTGGTCAGCATCAGCAAGGCCGCCACGGGCGTGGCCAAGTACTCGGGCGCAGTTGACCCCAACGTGGGCGACATCATCTTGATGGCCGCCCAGGGCATGTACCAGGTCGACAAGCGCCTGTTTCGCATCGCCAACGTCAACCCCGCGGCCAAGACCTTCGAGCTCGAGAACGAAGACACCAGCACCTACGACAGCCTGGTGGCCGGCAGCTTCCAGGTCGTCACCTTTGGCGCGAGCTTTGCCACCGTGCAAAGCGTGAACGTCTCGGGCGGCGACCCGGAGTTTGCCGACGTCACCACCATCCACGACAACGTGCGCAAGCGCGTGCCCACCATCGTGAGCCCGCTGTCGTTCGGCATGGACAACATCTTCGATCTGGCCGACCCCGGCTTTGTGGAGTGCAACAAGGCCTACAAGGCCAAGAGCATGCGGGCCGTGCGCCTGCGCTTTGGCACCGGCGCCAAGATGCTTTTGCTGGGCTATGTGGCCGCTGCCGGCGTGCCCACCGGCCAGGCCCAGGGCGTGGTGCAGACCAAGGTCTCGATCGAGGCTCAGAACATGCCCACGGTGTACCCGAACTGAGGACACCCGCTCCGACGCCGCTCCTGCACCCCTCTCGCACGGGGGTGTCACTCCCGTGCATTCCTCCCTCCCACTGATCCCAACTCTGCACCATGAACCCGACCGCCATTGCCTCCGCCGCTGCCACTGTTGCTGCCGCCATTCCCTTCACCTTCGACCTGCCGGCCACCTTCTGGATCGACGTCACCCTGACCACCCCGGGCGCCCAGCCCGACCAGGTGCTGCCGATTGAGTTCAAGTACCGCACCCGCGAAGAGATGGAGGCCCTGCCTGCCGACATCGAAGGCAAGTCCGATGCCGAGATCCTGGGCATGCTCATCAACGACTGGAAGGCCCCTGGCCGGCCCTTCACGCCTGAGAACGTGCAGCTCCTGATCAGCCGCTTCCACCGAGCCCCGCGCGAGATCTTTGACGCCTACCGCGATGCGCACTGGAACAGCAAGGCCCGCGCAAAAAACTAAAGGACTGCGCCCGCGTCTTGGTGCGCGGAGCGCAGCCCCCCGATGAAGCCGCCGCCAGCCGCCTGGGCTTTGGCAAGCACCTCGCCCTTCTCCAGCAACTCACCGAGCCCCCGTCCCTGAATGTCTTCCCTGACAACCAGATCCCTCTGGCCATCTTCCGGCGCATGCAGTTTGCGTGGCGGGCGCTCATGGGCCCGGACGGGGCGCTGCACTTCCTGGGCATGGACTGGTCCACGCTGCACCGCTACGAGCTGGCCTATGGGCTGGACGACGCCCAGCGCATCGACCTCTTCCAGTGTTTGGAAATGCTCGAAGCGGCCTGGCTGCAAGAAATGCACGCCTACCAGGCCGAGCACCGTAGGCGCACTGCTTGAAGTGCATGTTGTGAGGGCGGCCCCATGACCAACCCGAACACCACCATCGTCCTGACAGCGGACGACCAGACCGCCCAGGCGCTGCAGGCCTTCGTCGCGAACATGAAGGCCGCCCAGTCCCAGGCGAACAGCCTGGGCCAGGGCCTGGGCCAGGCCACCGCTCCCATGCAGCAGCTCGGCGCCTCGGCCGCGCAAACCGCTGCCGCCATGCGCATGGTGCCGGCCCAGGTCACCGACATCGTGGTCAGCCTGCAGGCGGGCCAGAAGCCGCTCACCGTGCTGATGCAGCAGGGTGGCCAGCTCAAGGACATGTTCGGCGGTGTGGGCAACGCCACGAAGGCCCTGGGCACCTACATCGGCGGCCTCCTCACGCCCACGAACCTGGCCGTTGCGGCGGTGGCGGGCCTGGGTCTGGCCTACTACCAGGGCAGCCAAGAGGCCTCCGCCTTTCAAAAGGCCATCACCCTGTCGGGCAATGCCGCAGGTGTGACCGCAGGCCAGATGCAAGACATGGCCCGGGGCCTGGCGGTCATGCAGGGCACGCAGTCTGCCGCCTCGGCCGCCCTGATTGAAATGGCCAGCACGGGCCGGGTGGCGGGTGAAAGCCTGCAAACCTACACCCGGTCGGCCCTGGACATGGAGCGGGCCGTGGGCACGTCGGTGGCCGAGACCGCCAAGGCCTTTGCGCAGCTCGGCGAAGCCCCGCTGCAGGCGTCTCTCAAACTGAATGAGTCGACCAATTACCTGACGGTCGCCCTGTACAAGCAGATCAAGGCCTTGGAAGACCAGGGCAGGGCGACTGATGCGGCCAAGGTGGCGCAGGATGCCTACGCCTCGATGACCGAGCAGCGGGCGCAATCTATTCTGCAGAACCTGGGGTATGTCGAGCGGGCCTGGCTGGGCATCAAGGATGCCGCCAAGATGGCCGGCGACGTGATCATGGACCTGGGGCGCAGCGCCACGCCCACGGACCAGCTCGCCGCCATCAACGCCCAGATCAACGAGGCCATGCGTGGCAATGGCCTCAAGAACGCCAGCCTGTCGCAGGCCATCCGGGGCATGTTCGACGACACGGTGGTCTCCAAAGAGATCCTGCCGGCCCTGCAGGCCCAGGCGGCAGCGGTCGCGGCCACCACCTACGCCCAGCAGCAAAACAGCAAGGCCCTGGCCGAGGGCAATGAACGCTTGAAGGCCCGGGCGGCCTTCGACACCGAACAAGCCAAGTTCTTGGGCAACGAGCTCAAGATGCGCCAAGAGATCGCCAAGGTGCAGGCCCAGTACCAGGCGGCGGACGGCGAGATCAGCGCCAAAGAACGCGATGCCCTGATCCAGAACATCCGGGACAAGTACAAAGAAAAAACGCCCAGCACGGCCGCCGGCGCCGGCGAGAACGAAGTCGCCCGCATCCGCGCCCTGATCAAGGAAGAAGAAACCCTCACCGCTCGCATCAAGGAACGCGGCATCGAGGGCGCCAAGCTCTCCGACAGCGAGAAGCTCGTCGCCCGCATCCAGGAGGATCTCAAAACCAGCATCAGCGGCGTGGCCCGGGCCAACAAGGAAGCGGCCCTGGTCGAAGCCCAGCGCTACGTGCAGGTGCAGGCCAGCCGCACCGAACAAGAAAAACAGGCCCAGGCCGTGGCCGATTCGCAAAAGGCCTACGACGCCCTGGTGGCCGACACCCGCAAGGCGGCTGCCGCCATTG